CAAGTACCGCTTAGATGGCATCGGAACCGGTAATACCAATGCGCTGGATACGGTACGAGCAGGGGTTACGCAGGCTATCAACGACAAGGTAAAGACGAACGGTATTCTTGATCCCCAGAAGCTGTTCAATGTATATACACCGCTTCGTAATAGGTTCCAATCCTATTTCGGGAAGTCGTATACCGCTTCTATGGACACCCTGCTGCCAATCCTGCAGGGATTAAAGAACAATCCTAGGGTGGCCGGGGAGGGCTTTACAGCCGCTCCCTACGAAGGCCAGTCCAAGCTGGGGTATTGGGTACGATACGGCTTACTCGGCCCTCTGAGTAGCGACAATCGTAAGCTTACTATCATGGAGAATATCCGTAGCCAGTCCTATTACAATAGGATGGAGCGGGCTATGTACGATCCAGGGGAACTCAGCAACCTAGCCAATGAGATGGGTAGATTGGGCTACCGGGCCAATAGGGCACGGGTCGGCGGGATAGTAGGTACCTCAATGGGTATATCCAATAGCCCCACAGACAGGGTGCAGGGTTCCAGTATCCCGCAGCAGAAGCAGCAAGGCCAAGGCTTCGGAGGGTCTAGGTAATGCTTACAGATGACCAATATAATATCCTAGTAGGGCGCCTCAATCGTACTGAGGGTAGGCGGACGCGGCCATATGTGGATACTGTAGGTAAAGTAACGATCGGCGTCGGGCATAACCTTACTGATAAGGGAATTCCAGACAGCATCGTAGATGAACTGCTCAAAATCGACATCGGCGACGCCACGAAAGCGGCAGAGACCCTCCCAATCTATAATCAGCTCGATCCTATACGGCAGACCGTCCTCGTCGATATGGTCTTTAATATCGGCTTGGAGTCCCTTAACCAGTTTGTCAATATGCTTTCGGCTATTAAGCGTCGGGATTATGAAGCTGCCGCAAATAACATGCTTTCCAGTAAATGGGCGCATCAGGTAGGCTCCAGGGCAATTGAATTAGCTAGAATTATGAAGGAAGGTATTTTGTGAGTAACTATGGTTCTAGGGTTCTTCTTGGTCTCGACCTTTTCCTCTCCACTGTAACCGGTGGTCTCCCTGGTACGACCCTTTCCGGCCGGGCCGGTTCTCAGTACCTTCAGGGTAAGATCGGAGGCCGAATCTTTTGCCCAGTAATAGACTTCATTATGTGGGCCGCTCGGGCTTACCCGACTATTTCGGGGCATTGCTTGCATGCTATCTCCGGGGATAAACTTCGTTCCGAGGCAGTAATACGCGATGATGCATAGTCGTGAAACAGTCGACTCTAGAGCGGATGTGGAAGGACCTAAACGATACTTTCTTTGGTGGCTCTCTCAACGAGATTCCTATACGGCTGACGAGGTCGAAGCAGTATTACGGTTACTTCATAGCCACTACGAACAGCGGCAAACCCACAATACGAATAAGTACCCACCTAAACCTTACCGAAGAGGACTTCAGGGACACGGTATTGCACGAAATGGTTCACCAAGCGATACACCAGTTCGACCTCAAGGATGACGGGGATCACGGTACGATATTTAGACAGATAGCGGAAAGAATAGGCGTAGACACAAATGGGCAGTTTACTGAGTAACTTAGTATCCGGATTGGTAAGTCCAATCGTCGGGTACTTCCAGAACAAAGCTAATCTTTCAGCGCAAGCGGCTGCGAATCAGCTAAAATTCCTTCAAGCGGTGGGGGATCGTCAGGCCCAGCTCGTCTCCCAAGGCTTAGCTGCGGACGCTACGTGGGAACTGGAGAGCATCAAAGCGGGACAGCAGTACAGGGGCTTTGAACTCTATGTAGTGTCTATCCCGCTCATCCTTTGCTTTACTCCGTGGGCTTACTTGGTCAAGAACGGCTTCGACGCCATCTCCAAGACTCCGCAGTGGTTCCAGTTAACCTTCATGGTTCTCTTCTTCGCTAACTACGGCGTAAGATTCTGGAGACGGAACCAGAGTGACACGTAAACCAGCTTCTCTGGCTAACTGAACCATATTAGCCGTCCCTTTTCCTCCGGGGAAAGCGAGCACCAAGTCTGGTTGATAAGTAAGCATATGCTTGTTTCGATAGAAGCCCGCTGCTTTGCCTATACGCCAATCGGCGGGTACCCTTAGACAGGGTATATCTAAGCTGTCCGCCCACCAGCCTGCTATGCTGTCCACTCCACGTGCCCCGCCGTGGATTATCATATCCACCAACGGACGCAGACCTAGTTTGTCTAGTTCTTTGTATATAAGTACATCGTCATTATAATCTCTGCCACCGCAGACTAATACTTTCAAACTGTTCTCCAAACAAGAAGGCCCTCCGAAGAGGGCCTTTTTCGTTTCTAAGAGGTTAACCGTTAACCTACGGTACTCTCCTGAAAGGTCTCAGGATTGAGCCCGTCCGGGTTCTTCGACTGCGGCTTAATCTCAGGAGCCGGGGCGGGGGGAACCGGGACACACATCCCGTTTACCTGCACGCCCTTGATCGTCAGAGACGCGACGATAGGCTTCAACAAGTCGAAGCAATCGTCGATAGTCTTTACGATCTTAGGAGCAAGTTTAAAGGCTACCGGAACATTGGCCTGGTAGAGGATCAGTTCCGGCTCAAAGCCGATAGGACCAACCGGAACCGGGGCCTTGGCAAAAGTCAAGAGAGGGAATCCCAAGAGAAGACAAAAGAGAAGTTTACGCATTATCGGTATCTTAGACCTTTAATCATTGGAAGGACGTGCGGGGTACCGTCTAGGACGATGCCGCAGGACAAGACTGGTTTACTTCGATTGTGCCTCGTATAACTCATTGCATAAGCATCCTTGTCGATCAAGCATCCTACGTTCATGGCGAACATCGTTTTATTAGCCTTCTGGCGGTACGTCACCCCAGGGGAGTCATGATGATGCCCGTAAACCACAGAGGCATGATTGGCATCCATAAGTCTCTCCCCTGCATTGGCTCCAGAGGCGCGGTCCCCATGTTCATATACGACCCCATCAAATATCCACTGGTCTGCCCAGCGCCAGCCTGGTGGAGACCCCATATATCCGCTTGTATCCTTGATAAGGTCCTTTGGGATACCTGCCTCATAAGCTCGTTTGTAGAGTCTCTCTCGATGGTTTGATTCACAGAGGTACACATCGGGGAACGCTTCATAGTAAGCCTTGCTTGCTCTCCTGGCTCTACGATATTCGTCTCCGGCGGACATTCCGTCTGGGTCTTTGGGGTATCGAGAGAGGGCGCAGTTGTCCCACTCATCGCCCACGCACACCACAAGATCAGGTTTGTATTCATCCCGGACCATCTTCAAGAAGGTTAACGCATATGGATGCTGAAACGGTATCTGAAGATCAGGTATTACTAAGACACAATTATACTTCATCTTGTTCTTCGGCTAGTGCCTTAATTTCCTCGCTTGTCATACCGATTTCGGCGGCTGCCCGTAGGGCGGGTTCTACTAGATCGTAAGTCACACCTGTGTCGTCCAGACGTGCTGTGGTAAGGACCTCTACAATAAGGTCACGGATAATCCTAGTCTCCATATTCCAATCTCATGAGTAGCCGTAGATAGTGAGCCGCCTTTTCCAGGTCCTGCTTCCCGCTCTTTGCGTGGTGCCTGCACACGTATTTGATGATGTTCCCCTCCAGGAACCCGATTCCGTTCTTGTGGCAGAACTCGACCGGCTGGATAGCCATGTCCTTGTAGTGCCCCCCGCCAATCTGCTCATCAAGTGGGTTGCTTCCGCCACCGCTTGAACCAGGACGCGGGGATTCGTCTGACGCAGTATGTGAAGCCGTGCTCCCGGCACCAGTCTGAGTATCGTTTTTCATTGTTCTTGGATAGTTTGTTGTCAGCACCGAAAATAAAGGCAATCCTTGCGTCAGGATTGTGCTGCCGTACGGCCAGCATCTTTGCTCTATCTGTGGCGTGGAAGTACCCTTTGACCTCCAGTATGTCCCCATTATGAATCGTAAAGTCCGCGAGATAATTTTTGTTTTGACTGACCTTACGATGCCCGCAGGAGTCGCATTCCCCGGAAACGACCCGTTTCTTGTACTTAAACTTAGAGGTCTCATAGGTGAATTCTATGTCTGCGGCTTCTAGCTGGCTCGCAACTCCTGCTTCAAGTGCGCTTCTAAATTCGCTACCCAAGGATCACTCTCCTCTCGCAATATGTAGATCAGTTCGGCTTGTTCCAGGAAGTACTCTAAAGACTTACCACTATCTCTATACGCAGCCCAGGATCGGCTTTGAAGTTCCTTCGTACTTCTGCTCTTGTCCAGAATCTCCCTAGCGCCAGCTTCGCCGCATCCCGGGAGTCCAGGTACATTGTCCGTAGTGTCCCCTGTAAGGATTTGAGTGTAGAGAGTGAAATCTCCTTCTCGCTTAGAGACTTGCTTGAGTTCGTCTTTAACCCAATCGTAGTGCCATCCAGGAACTTGACGGAGGTCTTTATCGGTGGATACGGATATTGCGCTGTCGCCAAGCTGTGACAAAGCGATTCCAATAGCGTCGTCAGCTTCGATTCCTCGAACAGTGATAGCTCCCCATTGCTTGATGAGATATTCTCCGACCGCGTTAAAGTGCTTTGGCTTAGCTTCAAGGCGATTTCCCTTGTATGGTTTAGTTACAGCTACGGTTTCCCTGAAGTTCCCGGGACCAGTAAGATAGAGCCGTACTTCGGGAGGCTTAAACCGATCCACCAAAGCTTCCAAGGTAGTCTTTACACACTGCAGGGCGAACTCTACAGGTTGAACCTCCTTACGAGACCAGATCGGATTAGCAGAATCCTTGTGTTCTGCCTTTACAGTCTTGTGGTCGTCATAGTACTCCAGCATCCCGTCGTTCACTACGAGATAAAAAGTTTTCTCTGCTGCGAACGCACACCGATATTTAATGATGTCGGCGTCTACCAGCAGGATAGGGGCCTTAGAGGCCCCGTCCTGAGTCTCCATATTAGTTGTAGTTTACGCCACGAGCGTCCGTGGCCTGCTCTGCGGGCGCGTCCGGGTTCTTACCAGCATCCAAGGCATCCAACCTAGCCTGGAAATGGGTAATCCACTCCCGAGCGAAGCTCTCT